CACGGGACACCTGCACAAGCTGAATGCCATGTTGTGCGTTCGTGGTCGTGTCCATGGTGTTACCCACAATGGTCACGTTCAGGATGGTGCCGCTGGTCTCACCGCGCACGATGATCGCAGCGTCATAGCCGAGACCCTCACGCATCGTGTTGCCCGTGACCGTGATGTTTCGCATCACCTGCGATGCGTTCGTCTGCACACCGTTCGGATCCTTGGTGTCCTCGGTGTCAGTCAGGATGACCGACCGTAGACGCACGCTGGAACCGCACTTGTTGAACGTGTTCCCGGTAACCGTCAGATCTTCCCAGTTGTAGGCGCTGACGCCGTACTGAGTGACACCCTCAAACGTGTTGTCGCTGACTCGGATCCGCCGGTGATACTTGGTGATCGTCGCAGCGTGAGAGCCAACACCACGCGGCCATGCGGTAGTTCCAGCGGTGCCGGACGATCCGAAGTAGCACCCGGTTACCGCAATGTCCTCGCACGGGGTGTGGTCATAGGGGCCGAATCCGCCGAACTCCGCCGAACTCTTGGCTAGGTCAAGCTGTAGCGCCTCGCTGAAATCCCGGCCACCCGGGTCTATGTAGCCAGCGAAGGTGACGTTGCGCACCCGGCCGTGAATCGTCGAGTTCAGCTCAACCCCGTGATACCCGGGCACATCCCGGATTTCGGTGTCAGCGATAGTGACGTTCGTCGCGTGGCCAATCGATATGCACATAGCCGACGACGTCATACCGGGCGTGGTCCCGCGCATGTTCCATAGGCCGCCCTCAATGGTGATGTTGCCGTTACCCGTGTACCCGCCGAAAGCCTGCCCGGCGTCACCGTTCAGGAGCATGGTTCCGCCGTGGTTGCGCCGGAACTCCGCACCCTGCATGAGCGTGAGTCGGGTGTCCTGGTAGATCCGCAGGGTGGCGCCCAGTAGGTAGGTGCCCGGGGGCACAAGCACCCAGGCGCCACCCATGTCCCGCGCATCGTTTAGCGCGAGCTGGATTGCAACATCCGAGTTGACAGCGCCCGACGCATCCGCCCCATAGTTCGTCACCATCAGCCACGATCGCTGATTCATGGACTCCAGACGACCGGCCGTAATGTCCATGCCCGGTAGCCATTCATTGACCGGAGTTGCAACCAAGATTCCTCCTAAAGGGAAGCGATAGCGGGGCGCGAAAGCGACACGGATTCACCGGCCGAATGGCCCTTAGTGACGCCGTTCATCGCCCGCGTGACGCTGAATCGCTGAACGTTGTTGACCTGAAAATTGTCGAAACTCGCCGTCACGGGAAGCGTCTGCGTGGTTCCGTTGCCCACCAGCGAGCGCACGCCGACCGACCCAACTGCCGTTAGATCCGTGTCAGTTGCGACGATCTGCCACGCGTCAGGCTCGGGCGTTCCTCGCTGCCAGCACTTAGCGCTGATAGTCGAGCCGATGACCGACAGGCGCAGGGTGTAGTACGTGCCGACCACATAGTTGGACAGCGTGGCCGTGGCCCCTAGCTGCGTCTCGGCACCGTTGCGCTTCCGCAGCGTGAGCGTGATCGTCTGCCCGACGTGGGACACCTGCGCACGCACCATGTACATGTGCGTCGTGTCCGTGTAACGCGCCATGACAAACGCGTAGTTGGGCGTGGTAACGGCCGTCTTATCAAGCGCCCAATCCGCCTGCACATCCACGTCAGCGCCCGGCGAAGGGACGTACGTGTACCGCAGGACGTTCGCGCTATTCATGATGTGCTGTCCGACCGAGCCGTTAACGGCGTAGTCAGCAGCGACGCCACCCGTGTTGCTCCACGTCTGCCCCGTGTCCGCCGTGCCCCATCCACTAGCGACCGTGCGCGTGAGCGAGTCACTCACCGCCAAACCGTCAGTGGTCACGGCCTTAGGCGCCCACACGTACACAGGCTGAGCGGGCGGGGTCGAGCCGATACGGGGACGCACACGGCCACGGGTGGCAAGCGCGGGCGATGCTAGGACCGACTCAAGGTACGTCCACTGTCCGGCCGGTACCGGGTAGCCAGTGCCCAGACCACCGGTAGAGATGAACGTTCCGGCCGTGTTGTAGAAATGGATTGTCGGCTGTACGTCCGGCAGCGCCACCGCCGAATAGACCCACATCCCAACGCGCACGGACTTACCCGGGATGACAGTGCCCACGGCGCTGATCGTCCCGACGGCACCCACTACGGCAGACGTGCCATTCGGCGTGATAGCCAGCGAGGCAACCGCCCGAGGATGGACAACGGCAGTTGACCGAGCAATCGTGGAATTCTCGACGCTCCACCCGCTGATATCCGTTTCGAAGTACGGGTTAGCCGTGGTGACCAGGCCACCCACAGCGTCCACCCGCATGCGCTCCCCCGCGACATCAATGTCAAACGGCGTTTCCTGCGGTGCTTCCGTCCACTTGGGGCCGACAGTCGTCTGAGCTATCAGGGTCGTGTCGGTGACACCAGCGGCCTGCGCAACGATCGTTCCGTCCGTGTCGGCCTTAATGGTGTGCGTCGGGTTGTCAGCCTGCGCCACGTTCCAGGGGCCGCCCGGCGAACAGTTCAGCGTCACGGTCCACTCGTACGGGGCGAGCACTTCCGAATAGCCCTCAACGATCAGGTCTACCGGCTCGGCCGAAAGCCACGGCGGTAGATCCGTAAGCCGAATCAAGTCCCCTTCGCGCAGACGCAGCACGCCCGGGATGAGGGACTCCGCGCCCGGCTTGTGAAGCATCAGCGTCACGGACGGATAGCGCGCCCCGTCGTAAGTCCCCAGGTGCAGCAGCCAGTTGGCCATAGGCTCAGGCTGCGTGTCATCGCTGAGGGACAGCGTCACCCCCTCGTCGTACAGGCCGATACCCAGGGGCGGAGCCTGAACAGACAGCGTGCCCGCAGGCAGGAATGCGCGCCCGGAGCTACCCCCGTCACGAGACACGGTGATGTCATTCCGAACCGCGCTGTCATCGTCGACCGGCTCCAAGTCGGGAGCTAGGCCAGCCTCGTTGTAGGACAGCGTCAGGACGGGATCCTGCGTGTACATCGACGACCGGTCACGGAACACCAGGCCCGTGCGATCGCGCGATTCCAGGAACATTCCGCCGTCAGCGTCGCTCGCAGCCTGTAGCAACTCAACTAGCTTGTCAGGATTCTGCGGGCCTACGCGTGCGGGGGGAAGGCGCCCGGGTATGCGCGCTACGGGAACCTGCTCTTCCTGGGCGAGTCGCAGCACACGGCCCCATGCAGTCTCGCCGGTGAACGCATCATCCGAGCCGTCGTACAGCGTGGACGCGGACACAGGGAGAACGGCTAGATGCCCGATGCCCCAACCCTCGTGTACTGCCTGCCAGTTGGCCGTTACCGCGCTGAGGCGACCGGCCGTGCCCGAGTAGGTCTGGCCGATACCGCCAGCGTTACCGCCGACGTCTTGCCAGTCCAGGCGCCAAGTCACCGTGCCAGCGTCTTCTTTGACCCAGAAACGCATGCGCACCCACCCGTGATAGATGTCAGCGCCGATGGCAACTCCCTGGTCAACGACCTTGTTCGTTCCGCCGTCATAGCCGCGAACGATGGCAAGGTCATCCATGAGGATGAATGCCCAGCGACGCACCGTGCCATTCGGCGACGAGAACGAAATGAACTCAGGGCCCGGGTCGACGACCGGCGGAGCCTTATCGTCAGCGTTATAGACGAATTCAACTTGCCATTCCCCGCTCGGCATTGACGCCGGAATCGGGGCCGACAGCGTTCCACCGGCCTTAATCTTCGGTAGCGGATTCGACGACACCAGGTCTGACGCTGCCGCCCAATCGACGTTAGCCATTGCCGCAGAGTCCACGCCGGAAATCGGCGAGTAGGCCCGGGTCGCACTGCCCGCATCTTCCATCGGCCAATAGGCCACCGGGTTACCCGTAGGGATCCGGCGACGCAGCGTCGAATCCAGCGCCTTGAGCCCCTGGCCCAATCGCCGCAGAATGCCCGACGCCTCAAGCGGGACGAAAATGTCTGCCTCATCCGGCGTCCACTGGGCTGGCCACGTCGACACTTCGCCAACGAACCTGTCTTCCCGGTCCCGAACCTCAGCGCCACCGACCCGCGACCACGCCACACCGGCGCCGTCCGTGAAAGCCGTAGAACCCGCTGTAAGGCCCGTGAAGTCTGGGGAGGCAACCAGGGTCCCATTGATGCCTGAACGCACCTCGTAGCGGTAGCCACGCCCCACCATGGGCACACGCACGGGGGTGGACGCTAGGTCAGTGCCACCGATCCTCAGCGGGGCAGTGCTCACGTAGGTAGGCAGCGCTCCGGCCATCCAATACTCAGCGCCTAGCGGCACCCACGGACCGGCGATCGAGTCAGCCGTGTAGAACTGGAAATAGCGCCGACCGGCCGCAGCGTCGAGCCGCATCGTCAGACGCACCGCCGCGCGATCCTTAAGGACCGGTAGGTAACGCTGGAAGTACCAATGCGTGTTCAGCGTGCCGTCAATGGTCTGACTGAAGACGATCAGGCCATTGATAATGCGAAGCTGCCACGAACGCTGATCTCCCGCGCGATCCCACTTGGAAATGATCGTCTGATTCACCGGGCCGTACCAGTTGGCAGCGATCTCGGCCCGAATATCAATGTCCCCCGTGATGTCCAGCGCCGCAGTATCCGGCGTACTGAATTCATCACCGGCAACCCCCTCAAGATTGAGGTATGTCTCCGTGCTCGGGACCGAAACCCGGATCGGAGTGTTACGGCCGATCTGCCCATACAGCGGCGACATGGCATTGCGGGGCGAATACTTGCCCGACTTGTTGTTGAGCGTCAGCGACAGATGGGCGGGATCCGTGGCCGACCCCTGGTCTCGACGTCCGCGCGATATCTGCTTCGCGTCACGCAAGTACACGTCACCGCTGATGTCAGACCACGCGCCGTTAAGCCGTAGCTCCGTACGAATATCCAGCGGAAAGGCCACGGGCCCCACCCTTCTGTTGTTTAACCGAATGCAGTTTGAACGCTTCCACGTCCCTGCGTCTTTACGATGCGGCGGATCAGCCGCTTCATGTCCTCATCCGAGCCGGTGACATCGAGCACCAGGCGCTGAGGGGCACCACCCGCACCCTGCACTGAGGCAGTACGCAGCATTCCGTCCAGCTTGGACAGCGGGAGAACAGCCTCGTTCTCTCGACCCTCACCGATCATTGCCATCGTCGGCCCAGTGGTTACACCACCCGATGCGAGATAGGGAATGTTCGGCGTGCCTAGCGTGATGCTCGGGATATCGACGCCCATAATCGACCCGCCACCGATGGTGAACGAGAGGTTATTCCACGCGCCGATGATGCCGTTTACAGCCGACTTAAAGGACGTCTTAAGGCCGTCCCACATACCGTGCAGCGCCCTACTGATACGGCCCGGAATTCCCTGGAACCAACCAATGAGGTCATTCCACTTCCCCTTAAGGAAGCCGATTCCAGTCTGGAGATAGCCCGGAAGCGTCTGCGTGAAATACTGGGCGATCGGCCCGAACACGTTGGCCTTTAGGTAGTTCCAGCCAGCCGAGAATGCGGCCTTAATATCCTCCCAAACCGCGAGTAGACGCAGCTTGACAGCCTCCCAGTTCGCGGCAAGAGCAATGATGATCGCAATGATCAGTACGACTAGGCCGATGATCCAGAAAATCGGGTTGGCCAGCATCGCAGAGTTCATTGCCCACACAGCGATAGCCGCGAGACTGAATGCAACGCCCATCCCGAGCAGTGCGGCAGCCAGGATCTTTACGGCCTCCGGGTGATCCTGCACAAACCCAGCAACCATCGCCAGCGCAGGCTGTAGGGTCTCCGCAATCGTGGTTGCCATAGAGCGCCAGATCACCGTGAGGGACTGGCTAGCGGCCATCTTGTCGGACGCTGCCTTAGCCGCTCCGCCTGCCTTATCCATGCCGCTCGCAGCAGCAGCCGTGGCAGGGTTCATAGCCAACAGCGCATCCGAGGATTCACCGGCCATGTCGCCGAACAACTGCACTGCCAACTGCGCCCGCTTGGCCGGATCCTGCACATTGCCAATCGCGGTAATGGCGTCACCCATGGCGCCCTTAGCGCTGTCGCCACCGGCCTTTAGGCGCTTGAACATGTCGTCAGAATCGAGACCCAACGACTTGAATGCGGTAGCGGCCTGCGCCGTATTCTCCGTAGTGATACGGCCGAATTCGTGGATGACGTCGGCGGCCTGATCGAAGTCACGACCACCCGCCTTGACGAACTGGGAAAGCATTCCGAACGCCGTCTTACCGTCAATGCCGAGCCGCTGGAACTGCTCCGAATACTCATTGATAGTCGGCACGATGTCGTCACGCATGCTCTTAGGTAGCGTCTGCGCTGCCTTAGTCAGGATGTCGAAAGCCTCAGTGCCATCCTTAGCCATGCCGTTTTTTATCATCGTTCCGGCGGCCTGTGCGCTGTCCGCCACGTCGATTTCAAACGTGCTAGACAGCATCATTGCATCGGCTGTCATTTGGTCTAGCGTCTCATTCGACATCTTGCCCATGCCGCCGAGCGCTTGCTGAACGACACCGACAGCGTCACCGACTTCGGACACCGACTCGCCGAAACCACCTGCGTACACGCGCCCGGCAGATTCACCGGCGCGCGCTGCCTCATCCTCAGAAAGGCCGTACTCAGACTGGAGTTTCGCCCGAGCCTCGTTCAGCTCCAATGCCTCGCTGAAACCCTCAGCGAATAGTGCACCTACCGCAGCACCAGCGGCAGCACCCGCAGCAGTCTTACCGATATCAGCTAGATTCCGGTTAGCTTCCTGCGCTGCGTCCGCCGTGCCCTCGGTTAGGTCCGTGGTATCGACGCCAATCGTGACCATCAGCTCATCTAGGGTCACGTCTCTGTACCTCCAATCTGACGGTTGTACGCCTTGACAGCGGAAAGCATTTCCCGCCAATCCTGCTTGGCGTGCCGGTCCCACTTAGGCATGAAATCCTTCGGGGCCGCAGCCTTGCCCTTGCCCCGGGCAGTGTTGGAAACCGTGGCCGTCAGCATTGAGATCAGAGCGTCCATGCGCTCAGGGCCGAGCGGTCCCGTTACTGACTCGTACGCCATCCACTCCGTCAGTTCAGCGGAGGACATGCGCGCGAGTAGCTCCGGGACCGTACAGCCAAGGTGACCCGCTAGGCGGAAATAGAATCGCCGCTCAGGGTCGGCGCGGATTTTCCCGCCGCAGCCTCCACGTCTTCCTTTCGGAGACCGGATAGCCGCTGGGCAATACCGCTGAGACGCTCTAGAACCGCGCCGTTCTTCGCACCTAGCGCCTTGATTTCCTTATCGGAAAACAGCCGGTTGAACTCGTCGTCATGTAGGCAGCGAGCAAGCAGCTTGGCTAGCTGGTCTGTCATGTTGAGCCGCTGAACGTTGCCGTTCGAGCCGATCACAACTAGGGATGCCTGATAGGCGTTGCGGTCCGAACCCGACATGCCGACAACACGAACCGTGCCACCCCACTCGGGAACGTCTACATCCTCGTAACTGCGGTCGTCCGCGCCGAGGATCTGAGCAGCAGAAAGAAAGGCCATTGGGGGTTACGCTCCTGCGGTGATGGTGGGCTTACCCGTGACCTTCCAAGTCAGGGAAGCAGCTAGCTTGTCGTCGTAAGGGGCATCAGGCTCGAAGCCAGTCAGCAGTGCGCCGAACGTCCAAGAGGTACCGTCCGGGAAAACAATCTTGTAATTGCGAGGCTTGATGTCCTCGAAGTCACCAACGAGCGAGTCATGCTCGGTGGGCTGATAGTTGACATCGGCGGAAACCTCTCCCGGATCCTTGAGCCCGCCGACGAATTCCATCCAGCCATCGGTGCTGTCGTGCGACGTGACGTCGAGCGTCTCTCGACTCAGGCCGGGCGGGGTCAGCGACGTGACGTCAGCGACCTTGACGAAAACCTCAGGGCCCGCACCGTCGCCGCGTAGTAGCTGAGTACCGAACGCGTCAATTCCTGCCATGTTCTATTCCTCCGTAATGATGTTGAACGACACGACCACGTGCCGAATGTCGCCCGGGGGTTCGGGATCAGTGAGTGTCTGGGCCGACGTGTAGCGCGTAGCCACGTGGTGAAACCCGGACACGTTCAGGGGCGTGTGATCGAGCAGCGCGAACACTTCACGGGCCAGCGCCAGACCCGCCGAATAGCCATGCGCGCGCGTCCACACGTGCACGGTGATGAGCGAGTTCCAGCCCCGCGCCGAGAGTGCGTTATCCGGGGAGTCAGCTGCTTCGCCTACCGTGATGTGCGGGAAGTCGGTCCCCTCCGGGACAAAGTCAAATACCTTACCGGCCAGCAACGGGGAGGCGTTCAGCTTCGCGTACACAGCGGACTGGATAGCGAATAGTGGCGTCACGAAATCACCCCGTTAATGGCTGCCTTGATGCGGTCGGGTAGCTTTCGCTTTTCAGCATTCGCGGCCGGGCCTAGCGCAGGTCGAGCGGGCATAGCGCGCGTGCCGAATTCCTGCCACAGCGCATACCGGTCGTCGCGGTCACGCCAGCCAATCTCGGCCTTAGTGACCGGACCCATGTCCACGCGGACAGACACGCTATGCCGCAGGTTGCCGGTATCCACGTGCACCCGCTGCTTAGTGTCGTCAGCGATAGCGTCTGCCGATTCCT